GTTGATTTGGGGCAATTCCAGTTCATCCCAGATGTACCAGCAGATGAGGATGATATAGACCAAGTCCAGGAAGCTTGGGATCTACCATTGGATCGTATGCCACCTATTTCTGACAGCGAGGATAGTGATATCCCCGACTTGGAAGATGATAGTGGTGATGATGAACCAGAACCACACAGGGAAAACAAACATCAGAAAAAGAAGAAGAAGAAAATGAGGAAGGGGGGTAAAAAGAAAAGCAAGAAGACAGTCAAGCCAGTTGATGTGCCTCAACAACCAATACCCGCTTTGCCACTTCCTGATGTCAAACACCAAGTCTCCACTCCTGGAGCAAACTACGAAATCCCAGATTTCGACGGTGTCGCCTCACCGGGTCCAGTCCCACAAAAGAGCAAAAACAACAATAAACCACAAGATTCACAGAGTGCTGTCCGTGACTCTTGGGCCAAGAAGTACCCAAAACATGAAACAGAAGAACTGAAAGCCGTTGTATCCCAAAGCAAACATGATGGCATGGACGTCCTCAGACAATTCATGAAGGATGTCAATATCAGTTTCACACTGATTCAAGGGTTGTATGAATACAACCAAAGCCACGCTGACGTGGATGAAAAGACGGGAAAATTGGCAAGACGAATCACAAGTGATTGTGATTTCGTTAAGATGTGGAAGTCAACAAACCACATCGTTACATGGCAAGAGAAAGCTGACTTGTTGTCTAATGATCTTTACAAGTTAGAAGCTATGGCTAAACCCATTCCGCTGGTCCCAACATCCGTGCCAGAGTGGGATGAGATTTTACCCGACTTTGACGAAGAGGGATCAGATGTGGAGGATGACAAGGATGAGAAGGGGGAACCCGATCTAGTTCTCCCTGGGCTTGACTCACCACCCCCAGCAGCCCAGCCAGGGGCCATTCCACAACCTGCAGCACCACTAACGCCTCAGGAGCTCAATTCAATAACACTAACAAAACTGTGTGCATTGTGTCTTACCCATTTACCAGAAACATCGTTTAGTAAACAACAATGGGAGCAGGAAAAGAGACAGTGTCACCAGTGCACACAACCTCCCATCATGGAACACAAGGGGGAAAGAACAGAACACAAGCAACCATCAGCTGCCACAATAGCTGACCAAAAACGACAAATTGTGGAAGCAATGTACCCTAAAATCAAAACATTTTGTCCCACCAAACATAGCAAAGTAGCTGGGATGATCTATGAACTACCCATGGAGGAGTTGCTGAAACTTGATTCACATCAAGCAGTGGAAGCCAAGTGTAAGGAAGCACTGCAGGTTCTGCAACAACCACCTGCTGAACAGTGGGGAGACACCTCTGAAGAAGAGGATGAAGAAGAAGAGAAGGAGGATGAAGATGAAACGAAGAGAGCGGAGGTGGCAGCGTTTATGGCTGACATGTTGACTGTCAGGAC